AAATCTTCTGTTAGGTAATAGACTAATAATATGTTCAAACACCTCATCAACTTTCTTAGTCATTTGTAAATGTTTGTATTTCATAGCCCAAGATGCAGAACTATCACAACCTACAGGTGTAACAGGTAGTTCTTCTATGGACTTGTATGCCTCAGGATGATTCTTATCTGCTTTAGGATCTAACATGTAAGGCATTTTATCTGTAGCGATAAACTTACCTCTTTCTTGTCCAAAGCCAGCACATTCAAAGTTACAACCAAACACTCTAAGAAAAATGCTTGGAACTCCTACGAATCTGCCTTCGCCTTGTATGCTATAAAATGCTTCTGAATACCTGAGTTTCATAGTGTGATATTATATATAAGAGCCAACCTATTTTCAACCACTATTTAGCGCTTTTGGTTGACCGTTTTGCTTCTTCTTCCTCTGCTTTAATTTTTTCGTCTAAGTATTTAGGCCTACGCTTGTGAATCTTTTTACCTTCGTTTGCTTTATCAGCAGCTGCGTTATCTGCCTCTGCTTGTTCAATCATATTTCTCATATAACTAAGGTAATCATTAGAATGTTCACTACCGTCTGCACTCTGTTCTAAGATTTGATCTATATCCAAGCTCTTAATATATTTGAACTTGGTTTCCATTTGTCTTTTTTCTTTTTGGATACGCCTAATAAAAGCGTAGTATGTGATTTGTGTAAAGTATGCAAAAGGATTTTTAGATTTTGCTGGATCAAAGTTGTCCATATATGTAAGACAATTTTCAATGCCATCTAAAATCATTTCATCTCTAAATGTATAGTTTACAAAATTAGATTTGTATGCTAGGTGATTTGCTATTTTAACAAAGCATTCTCCTAGATAATTTGTTACTTGTGGCTTTTCCTCGCCACTTTCTTCTGCTTCAATTCTTGACTCCCTGTACTCAGAAATCCTAGCAAGGAATTCTTTGTTGTCTATATAGTGAGCCGAGTTTGGATCACGCCTTTTTGCCATAATATACTCCTAATGTATTTGTTTCTTTAATACCGCATCCGCTAATTCTGTTAGTGTATCGATATCTAAATCTGGTTCCTCTATTTTTTCTAATTCTGCTGGTGGTGCTTCAAAATATATAGCCTCTACCATTCTTTCATAACCTTTTATGAAACCTTGTTGTAGAGTAGACATTGTAATAACATTATATCTTTCTACTGTAAAAATTGTTTCTTCTGCTATAGCCACCCAAGGTTTCAGGTGTACTGCTTCTCCTAAGTTTCCTTCAAATGGTAATTGTGTACTCACTAATTCTATAGGATGTTCTATTTCTATTATATCTCCTGAACTTGATACTTTGCCTACGATGGTTGTACCGTCCATTAATTTTAGTACGGATATTTCTTCAGACATTTAGTTTACCCTCTGTTGTTACTGCTTCAAGGTCATATTCAAAACCTTCTTGGTTATAAATTTTAACCCTTTCCTTTAAATGTTTTAAAGTGTAGTTATCACGATCTCCACTCTTAAGATCATCACCAAGATCAAACAGTTTACACGCAACCTTCTCATCACCTTTACGAAGGCCTCTTCCTATACTTTGTAAGTTTCTTATTCTACTCTTACCTGAAGAAGCAAACACAATATTATGAAGGTTCCTTATATTTATACCAGTAGAAAATGTCCCGTATGAGGCAATAATTATAGCATCGTTTTCTTTTTCTGTTATTGCTCTAACTTGTTCTCTAGTTTCTGTATCAACAGAACCATGAACAAAGAATACTTTCCTGTTTGCATCGACTTCCTTACTTATTATTTCATGTAATACCTTGCCATGTTTTTCTACAAATTGAAATAGAACTAATGTATTGCCTTCTTGTTCAATAGTTATATCTTTTATAACAGCATTACGATTAGGATTAGTTACTAACCAATCCAGTTCTTCTGCATAATTCATTCCTTTTACTAGCTTCTTCTCTTTATCAGAATACTTAAGAAGTCGAATACATATCTTAAGATCTGCAAGCTCTTTAGCTTCTATTAATTTTTTAGTTGTAGTAACCTTATGTACTTGGCCAAACACACCTTCTAATACTAATTGATGTGTCTTTGTACCATCCAATGTACCAGTAGTTCCTACTCTATAAGGTGTATTTGTACACTTTGCCATTAATGTTGTTAAAGATTTTGCCTTAAATAAGTGTGCCTCGTCTCCATAAAACACATCAAACTGTTCAAACCATTGTTTAGGGTATTTGTATATAGATTGCCATGTACTTATTGTTACAGGGTATTCATTTGTTTTAACTTTGCCTCCATATATTCTATGGCAGTTCTCGGAAACTCTCCAACCATTCCTTGTAGAATAATCTGCAAAGTCTCCGTACATTTGTTCTACCAACGATGTAGTAGGAACAATAATTAACTGCTTCCTACCTTTTAGTTGGTGATAACGAATAAGAGAATATATAATGAGAGACTTCCCACTAGCAGTAGGAGATAAGAGTAAAGTTCTCCCCACATTAATTGCCTTCTTAACCGCTTCTTTCTGATAATCTCTAATTGTGATGTCTTTTCCATTAGCTTGTAACCTCAGTTCATTAGTGAATCGTTCAATGTCAATGTCTTCGCCAATACTAGGCATATTAACTTCAATATCATACTCTAATGTATCAGCAAATATTTTTAAGTAGGGTAATAGGCCTACATATAATTCTTTTTTGTATATATTAAATAGTCTTGCTTTGCCGTCCCATAACCTTTTCCTATACAAAGGCATAAACTTGGCACCAGGTATTTCAAATGTAAAGTAATCACATATTTCTTGTGATATACTATCATCTGTATCCACTAATATGTGGACATCGTCTTTCTTAGTAACTTTAATCATTAATAAGCGCCTTGTGTGAACTTAGTCCATTCAATAGCATTTTTTATGTCAAAAGATCTACTACTTATAGACTTCATGCAACTTTCTACGAATGTTAAACATGTATTAACATACTCTAATTTGTCTGTAAGTTTTATTATTTCTTGGTCTGTATCTAAGAAATCATTCATTTGATTATTAAGTGGTGCATTACCCAAATATTGATCCCAACCCAATTCATTTAATTCCTTTTGGTCCAATTCGCCTCTGTAATACTTCCACTTCAATCTACGAAGTTTCATTAACTCACTCTGTGCCTTTCTACATTGTAGTCTAAGCGTTGTTAAGTGATTAAGATATTTAGAATGTAGCTCTGGAATTTTAGTAGACTCCTGGCCAAGGTTAAGTTCATCAACCTTACAGTCTTCTTGCCACATTTCTTGTAATTGTTCTAGAGTTATCATAATATACACATTATAGGCTCTTACATACTAAGAGTCAACTGTTTATTGTACCAATTGGTGTTATAGAGTTTCGATTTGATAATAACTGTATTTAAACATTGCCACACCAATCATATAGTCTGTATTTCCTGTTACTATTTCAAAGTCTAAACCCTGTAAACTTATAGGAAAAGCGTCTACAAATCTAAATATAATTTTTGGATTATTGTTAGAGTCTAAGACAGTAAGTGTAGCATCACTACTCATTGATAAACCTTTTTGATCTGTTGGTGATAGATCTGGAAACCTATATTCTTGTGTTTTAGTAAACACACCAAATTGTTTATGGTCCTCAGGAAATCCTAGGCCTACTAACCAATCATATAGTTCTTTATAGTTTTTCATATCCTCTTGTATGAGGAATCGTATCATTAAAGTACCAAACTCTAATTTATCTCCTGGTTGTCCTACATCTACTAACGGTGTTGCTTGTATAGCAGGTGGTAAATTTATTTCTGGAATGTTAGCTGCATTACAGAAAAAACTTGTATTAGGAATGTTATGTATTTGAAACTTGAACGCATTAGGGCGTAAGTAATCTAGTTCATTAGGATTACTGTTGTCCCACGATGCGTCTGAAACATTCGTAATATTGGTTGTTGTCATTTACCTTGTCCTCTGTACTTTTTATAACTTCTTTTTTTGTGTTTATTCATAGTAGAAGTATTAATTTTTACTTTTCTACCTCTACCGCCTGTTCCTTGTGATGTTCCTTTTTTAACACCTGTATGTGTGAGTTTTCCACTCCATGTTTTTGCCATAATATACTCCTAAATTAAAATCCAACACTTTCGCCACACCCACAAGCAGCAGATTCCATAGGGTTCCAAAATGTAAACTCCTCTTGTAATCCATCTACTTTCCAACCTATAACTGTACCATCTAAATAGCCTTCAGACATAGGACAAACCCACATTTTGAATTTGCCAAAGTCTAACTCTATGTCCTGTTCAGTTTTAGGTCCATCAGCGTAACTAAAATCATATTTAAAACCTGCACAACCACCGCCTAACAAAGCTAGTCTTACACCAGGTGATTTTCTAGATTCTATTCTATTAACCACTTGTTCTAAAGCCTCATCAGTCCATTCTATCATTCAGGCCCCCTGTTGTGTTGTCTGTGTGCTTTCTTTTCGTCCCAATCTTGTAGGGCTCTTTTAATACTATCTTCT